GAAACTCTACAGCTAACATAGGGTTTACCCCACTAATCGGTGTAGGCCCCGGTCAAACAACTACTTTAGGTACTAACGTTCCTGCTGGATTAGTTTCTGGTGCTAACGTATCGGCTAGAGTAACCATTTCTCCCGGCTTAACAGGTCAAGGCACAGCTTTAGGTAACGTTTGCAATGCAACTAATTTAGTTCTTGTAACTACTGCCGCTGGATTAGCTAATGGTGGTGCGGTTTCAGGCATCATTCAGTACTTTGTAGTTGACGGCGTTTACGGTGAAGAAATCGTTTAATTAATCTTTAGGGGGTTCGCCCCCGCTTAAATCTTTAGGAGATTAATTATGGGTATGCAATATGACGTTTTATCGTATCACGCAAGTAGCTCAGGTCTTATTTATAACGGGCGAACACGCTTAAAAGGCGTGGTTATTTCTCCTGTTGCATCTGTAACTTATAACTCATGCTTTGTGGATACTGCTGGATCTTTGGCTGGAACGTATGATATCCCGGGTACAACAACTTGCACAGTAACAAGTGCTAATCATGGCCTATCAAATGGCTCTAGAGTTGCTATTAACTTTACTAGTGGTACAGCCCAAGACGATGCTTATACCGTGGCAAATGCAACGGCTAATACATTTACTATAGCTACAGCATCATTAACTACTGATGGTAATGCAGCAGTGTATCCTAACATTCTTGTTGAATTAGACTCTTCTTCTGGCACTGCTTTTTATACGTTAATTCCGGGCGAAGGTGTTCTTGCAACAGAAGGTCTAGCTGCTGTATTACCAATTGCCAACGTAAGTGCAACTGTTTTTTACGGATAAAAATAGACCATGATGCAATACGATGTTAAATCGGCTCATGCAACTAATACGGGGCTACTTGCAACGCAAAACCCTGTAAGATTAAAGTCTATTACGGTGACAAGTGGAACTGTGTCCGCAAGAAACACCGCCGTATGCGATCCAACAGTTAATGATTCTGGTACATATTCTCGTACAAGCCCAAGCACTACTATTACAGTAACCATGACAAATCATGGCTTTACTACTGGGCAAAGGGTGTTTTTAGATTTCACATCTGGAACAGGACGGGATGGTGTATATGCTGTTACAAGCACAGGTGATGATACTTTTACTTGTGCAGATGTTGCATCAACCACTACAAGCGGTAACGTTACGGCATACAGTAGTATTGCTGTAGAGATTGATACTTATAATACAGTTGGTCTGCCCATTTTAATTCCGGGAGAAGGCATTTATTGCCCTAATGGTATTTTTGTAGGTTGTGGATCTTCCGTAACTGCAACGGTGTGTTATGGTTAAGAAAAAAGGCCCTTCTCTAGCAATAGGTCGTGGTGAAAAGCTTCCTGTATCTAAGGGGGCTGGACTGACCGCCAAAGGTAGAGCAGTTTATAACAAAGCTACTGGTTCTAACCTAAAGGCCCCACAGCCTGAAGGCGGTGCTAGGAAGAAGTCATTCTGCGCTCGTATGTCTGGAATGCCCGGACCAATGAAAGACGAAAAGGGCAGACCTACTCGCAAAGCGGCTAGTTTAGCTAGGTGGAAATGTTAAAATGAGTCCAGATGAAAGACAAGAGTTAGTATCTTTAGTAACTCATGCAGTTGAATCAGTTGTTGTTAATAACCGTCTTAGCCCAGACGAGATACATTGGGTTCGTATGGCTATTCAAGCAGAAGCAGAGCGGGCTTCATTACGCAAAGCTATTATTGAAAAGTCTTTAGCTGGATTGATGTGGATTGCCATTGTTGCCGCTGGCGGCTGGTTAGTTGACTTCGTTACGAGGCATTGGAGATAAGATGAAAAAGACAAAGAAATTTGAAGATGGCGGCCCTACTGGTGGGCGTTATGTTGATATGGGTGATAGCCAAGTTTTTGTACCAAACACCCCCGCTGTTGTTCCTGTAGCTGCTACTATGGGTCAAGTGCCTGTTGGAATGGGTCAAGATGGCCCAAGGGCTGAAGCGCAATTAGCTGGATTAGGCGGTGTAGCTGGTGGTATGGGAATGCTTTCCGGTATGGATAGACCGGATGTAGTTGCTAGACCTATGGGCTTAATGGTTCCTCGCGGTAGGGGTCTTGGTGCTAGTTTGGCTGGTATGGGCGCTTTGCGAGCTTCGGGAATGAAAAAAGGCGGCGCTGTAAAGAAAATGGCTAAAGGTGGTTCTACGTCTTCAGCTTCTAAGCGCGGTGATGGTTGTGCTATCAAAGGTAAAACTAAAGGACGTTTTGTATAATGCCAAGCGTTTCTAAAAAGCAGCATAACCTTATGGCGGCAGTTGCTCATAACCCAGCATTTGCTAAGAAAGTAGGGATCCCACAGTCCGTGGGAATGGATTTTAACAAAGCCGATAAAGGCAAAACATTTAAAGGTGGCGGTATGGCTAAGAGCGATATGAAAGAAGATACAAAAATGGACAAAGCCCAAGACACGGCGATGATTAAGAAAGCCTTTAAACAGCACGATATGCAAGAGCATAAAGGCGGTAAAGGCACAACTTTAAAATTATCTAAAGGTGGTCAATTATCTAAAGCTGATGGCTGCGCTACTAAAGGCAAAAGCAAAGGCACAATGATTTCTATGAAATCTGGCGGGATGTGCTAATCATGGCTAAAACTCCAGATGAAATCGTAGCGGACATTGACCGCAAACAAAACGCAGAAGACAAAGATTTACTGCCTCGTATTGGGCGTATGACGGCTGATAAGGTTGAAAAAGCATTTAAAAGGATGAGTACTCCTTCTTCTTCTCCCGCCGTAGATACTATGGGCAACGTTACTGGCATGAAATCAGGTGGTAAAGTTTCTTCCGCTTCTGCTCGTGCTGATGGTTGTTGCATTCGTGGGAAAACAAAAGCATGAGAGCTAGCCGTGGTATGGGCGATATAGCCCCGTCTAAAATGCCTAAAGGCGTGAAAAAAGCCCGCAGAGACAATACTGATTTTACTCAGTTTGCTGAAGGTGGTAAGGTGGGTTTGTACGCTAATATCAATGCAAAGAAAAAACGGATTGCCGCTGGTTCTGGTGAGAAGATGAGAAAGCCCGGCACCAAAGGCGCACCGCCTAAGCAAGACTTTATTAACTCTTTAAAAACAGCAAAGAAATGAAACCAGAAGATTTTATTGACCGCCAAATGGAGGCGTCTGATAAGTTATTTAAAGTTATGTTTGAAGATCACAAAGAACGCATGAAAGATATGGTGCTTTGGGCAGATATGAACTCTGGACTAATGAAAAAGTTAGACGAGAGAGATGAAGAAATAGCAAGACTAACTGCGGAACTTATCGCAATGAAAGCAGCTTCAGGACTATGACAACAATAGGGCAATCAGTATTTAACCTAGACCTCAACGATTTAGTTGAAGAGGCTTTTGAGCGGGCTGGCTTAGAGCTACGCACAGGTTATGATATGCGGACTGCCCGTAGGTCTTTAAACTTACTTACGATTGAATGGGCAAATCGTGGAATTAACCTCTGGACTATCGAGCAGGGTCAAATTCCTATGGTTACTGGGCAAGCATCATACCCGTTTCCTGTTGATACCATCGACCTTTTAGACCAAGTAATTCGTACGAATAATGGTACATCTAACCAGATTGATATCAATATCAGCCGTATTTCTGAGTCTACCTACTCAACGCTACCAAATAAGCTCGCACAGGGGCGCCCGATACAAGTGTGGATCAACCGTCAGACAGGTCAATCAAACCCCACTACGGCTGTTTTAACGGCTAATGTAAGCTCTACAGCCACAACGATTGATGTAAGTGATGCTACCGTACTAGCTTCTAATGGGTTTATTAATCTAGAGTCAGAAACAATTTACTATGCCAACGTCAGTGATAACCAACTAATTAATTGCGCCCGCGCCCAAAACGGCACTACGGCAGCAAGCCATGTAGCAGCTACAATCGTCTATAACAACAACTTACCAAGCATTAATGTATGGCCTACCCCCAATTCGCCCGGAAGCCAGTATATGTTTGTGTACTGGAGATTAAGACGGCTTCAAGATGCAGGCACAGGCGTTACTGAGCAAGACATTCCTTTCCGCTTTTTACCTTGCATGGTAGCTGGATTGGCGTACTATATTGCCATGAAAAAGCCAGAAGTAGATCCAAATAGAGTAATGACACTAAAAGCGGATTATGAACAGCAGTTTCAACTTGCCGCCGATGAAGATCGTGAAAAGGCTTCTATTCGATTTGTACCACGCGAAATGTTTTATTGAGGTTATGAATGCCATCAAAATATGCTTCAGGAAAAAACTCGATTGCGGAGTGCGACAGATGTGGTCAGCGCTATAAGCTAAAGGAATTAAAGAAACAAGTACTAAAGACTAAACTATATAATATCAAGGTATGTCCTAGTTGCTGGGACCCGGACAACCCGCAATTACAACTTGGTATGTATCCAATTTCTGACCCACAAGCAGTACGGGATCCAAGACCAGATGTTAGTTATAGGCAGTCAGGTACTAATGGATTACAGATTAACATTAACGGTGGTACCGGGGTTGATGGATTCGGTGAACCAGATATGGGTAGTAGGGTGTTTCAGTGGGGTTGGGCGCCAGTTGGTGGTTCAAGAGGCTTTGATAACCCGCTAACACCAGATGATTTAATTGGAAAAACGCAGTTGGGTACAGTAACAATTAGCATAACTTAAGGAGCATGACATGGGATTTAGAAAATCAGCAGATGGAATCACTAAGACAGGTAAAACTGATACTCAGGTATTCCCAGATGACGGCAAGAAAGTTATCTTGAGTGGCCCAAAAGCCAGCAAAAGTAGCTTAAACAAAAACATGAAGGCAGTAGGTCGTAACTTAGCCCGTGCCGCAAATCAAAGAGGTCGATAATGGCTAAATTTAGCGCAAAGAAAATGGGCAAAGAAGTTGGTGCGGCTGCTGTATATGCTGAACCACACACGATGAGTGGCGGCCCTGTAAGCGAAAAATCAGCGGTAGTTAAAGCTGGTAATGGCGTAGACGATATTAAAATGTCTGTAGGTGGTGTATTTAAAAGCCAGAATGATGAAGTAAAGACTTCGGGTATTAAAATCCGTGGTACTGGCGCAGCTACTAAAGGCACGATGGCACGGGGTCCGATGGCGTAATGAATTACCAAGAACTGTTCGATCAGATTCAAGCCTATACGGAAAACCAATTTCCGGCGACTTATCTCGCCAATGGAAGTACGGTCAGCTATACAACGCAGATTAATACTTTCATTCAGCAGGCAGAACAGCGTATCTATAACACGATACAGATACCTTCTTTGCGTAAAAACGTTACAGGTAATTGCTCTTCGACTACAGTTTATCTAGGATGCCCTAACGACTACTTATCTACCTACTCAATGGCGGTTATTGACGGGGATGGTGCTTATGAGTACCTTTTAAACAAAGACGTTAACTTCATTCGTGCGGCTTATCCAGATCCAACGTATACAGGATTGCCCCGCTATTACGCTTTATTTGGCTCTAGACTGAATGATCCTAACGAATTGAGCTTTATGCTAGGCCCAAAACCAGATGCAAACTACGGTATTGAGCTTCATTACAACGCTTATCCAGAATCTATTGTGGATGCTGGTACGTCTTGGCTTGGTGATAACTACTCGCCCGCGCTGCTTTATGGTAGCTTGGTTGAAGCTTACGCGGTTTACATGAAAGGTGAGCCAGATCTAACCAATATCTATATCCAGCGATATAATGAAGCAATGCAACAACTCAATAGGTTGGGTACTGGATTAGAGCGCAACGATGCTTACCGAGTAGGACAAGCCTCTATTAAGGTTAATCCGTGAACGGCATAGTTTATCTAGCAACCAATAAAACCAATGGCAAGCAGTATGTTGGTTTAACTAAGCGGTCTTTAGACGCCCGCTGGAATCAGCACGTTAATGTGGCTAATAAAGGGGCAAAGACTTACTTTCATCGTGCAATTGTTAAACATGGTATGGCGGGGTTTGATGTTCACCCCATAGTTTCAGCCCTATCTTTAGATTATTTAGCTGATTTAGAGCGCACATTAATTGCTGATTTAAAGCCAGAATACAACCAGACTAATGGTGGTGAAGTAACAATGGGTAGGAAGTACAATGACGCTGCTAAAGAGCAAATTAGGCTAAAGAATACAGGACAAAAACGTACGCTAGAAGCCCGCAAGAAAATGTCTGATATGGTTAAACAGCGCTACACTGATCATCCGGAACTAAAAGAAGCGGCAATTAAACAGATACTTGCAGTTCGTGTAAATATTAATGAAGAAAAACGCAAAAAAGCAGTTTCTAAGGCAGCTAAAAACCAGCCTTGGACAGCAGAGTCAAGAGCTAAATTAAGTGATTCTTGTATGGGCAGACGCTATGGTGCTGATATAATTGCAAAGATTACAGAAAAGACCCGTAAAAAAGTAGTATGTGGTACTACTGGAGTAATATATTCATGCAGAGAAGAGGCCGCCAAAGCTACAGGTATTAGCCCTCAATCTATTTGGAGAGTTTGTAACGGTAAATACCCGTCCGTTAAAGGGTTAAAATTTTCATATTTAGGAACATAACATGGCCATTACCCAAGCCCTTTGTGACAGCTTCAAGGTACAAATCCTTGCCGGTCAACAAAATTTAACATCTGGTGCTACGCCCGTATATAAGATTGCTTTGTATACTAGTTCAGCGACTCTATCAAACGCAACAACCGCGTACACGACTTTAAATGAGCAGACTAGCTCTAGCTCAAACTATACCGCTGGTGGTAATACACTAACGATTAGTACAAGTCCTACCTCTACAGGTAACGTTGCGTTTATGTCGTTTGCGAATAGCTCATGGACTAATGCGAATATTACAGCTAACGGTGCGTTGATTTATAACTCTACTGCAAATACGGCTGTAGCTGTGTTGGCTTTTGGTGGCGATAAAACTGCTACT